ACCAATCAATCGATTTAGATTATCTTCATCTTCGTAATAATGAAACTCTGCTTCTGGATATAGATCTTCTATCTGTTTCCATTTGTCTCTATTCTCTCTTCCTTTAGCAGCAAAGATTAGATTGATTGCTTTGTCAGAGTGTCCTATTTCTTTAAGACTCTCCATCCATAAGTTCACTTGCCATGTGTAATAAATGTCACTAGGACAAGCCTGGATAAATTTTAATTCTTTCATAATGTAGTTGGTTTATTAGTTTTAATTGTTGTGCACTAATTAGTTTATACTGTTGTTGTACTAGTAGTAGTTGGTGCAACAGCAGTGGTAGTTGATGTAGTGGTAGGATAAGTGTTTCCTTGAGCTGTAACACTGATAAGATGCTCTAATTGTTTAGATATCTGCCATAGTAAATTGTCTGTTGTACTCCAACCTATGCCTCTTGATGGTATTGCCATGATGTTTTATTTTAAAGATTATTAAATGACGCTATAAATGTAGTGATAATTTTTATATGAGTTACAAATATATTAACTTATTTCTATATTACGTTAACTGTTGATAAAAACATACTGATCCAGCCTTTGCTGTAATAGCTGAGTTAGCCACTTCACTTGCACATCTTGCTATAACTGTTCCATCAACTGATGGTATAATATATCCTTCTATAACTGCATTATTACCAACTAATTGTCCTGATGATGCATTTGATGTTGCTGGTAGATCATAAGTAATGACATTAGCATTTCTTGTTGTTGTAGTTGCTGCAAGTGAATACTCACTCATGAAACACAATGATGTAAACGATGGTCCTGATATAGACCATCTTGAACCAGTTGTTGTAAGTGCAGTGCTATAGTTTATATAAAATCTAAAATAATAAGCTTTACCTGTAAGTACAGGGAATGATAATCCTGTTACATCTTGTATTGTATTAGCAACTGCATTATTATTGATAACATCTGATCCAAGTATCACTGCATTTAATGTACTTGATGCTGGATTATTACCTTGATTTAATGATGTCTTTACAGAACCAGCGTTACTCATAACTTTAAAACCTAATCCTTCTTGATATTCAATCTTTTCACCAGGAGCAAGTGTTGTTACAAACAGTTCATATAATGTACCATTATCATTAAAAGATATTGTTACAGTTTCATTACCAGTGTCACTATTATGTACACTTAAATAATCAACTATTCTTTGTGTAGATGCTGCAGGAGAACCAACTAAATCGACATAAGTAGTATTGTTAGTGATTACTACGTTTCTTTTAGGTGTTATATCAGTTGCTGTAGTATCTCTATATGATGCAAAACATCTCATTTGAGCACTTGTTACAGTAGAGCCAAGTTTAACCTGTATACTATCTGTTGTATTTGTTAATATTATCATTTTAATTATTTATTTCAGATAACAATGCACAATAACCTTCTGTGCCATCATTATTTATTAAATGAACATAAGTTTCATTATCTACAACATCAATGAACCAACAAGTACATTGTTCTCCATTATAAGTAATTATGTCATTAATCTGTATCATATCTCTATATTCTTAAGAATGCTGCTCGTTGTACTTCTTTAAATGTTAAAGGTGTAAAACCTAAAGCATTCTGTTTATTATTGAAGGTTGTCCAATCTGCAGAAGTAAGAGCTCCTCTTGCTCCTGCACTTGCATCAGGCACATTCAGTGTAATTACAGGTGTTGTAGTTGGGTTTGCTACAGTGGATGTTAAATCTGTTCCTGTTGTTCCTATTGTTAAAGCAGCTACAGATGTTACTGTTCCACTAGTTATTGTTGGAAAAGTTTGGAATGCACCTGTACCATCTATATATTGAGAAACAGTACCTGTAGGTAGAGGATAATATATAAGAGCTGCAGCAGCTGTAGTTAAATATGGTGTAAGAGCAGAGCTTGTTATATAACCAGCAGGATTACTTGTAAGAGGATAATAAACAAGATCATATGTTGGTTGTCCATTAGCCCATACAACAGATGGGTTAGGATAGGTTCCAGATAAGTCACCACCTGCAGGGCCTGTTGGAGAACCTCCTCCCCCTGTGCTAACTTCTTTTACTTTTCCATACTTATCTATTACAACAAGTTTGGCAGAGTTAGCTGAGATTTTTCCATTCTTATCTATAAACTCATACATTATGTTTCTTGTGTTGCTCTAACGTAATAGGTTGTTCCTGGTACATCAGATATAAATTGTAGGTAATCACCTTTGAAAAGAATATATGATTGTGTATCTTGTATAGAATCTCCTGCATCTAATGATAATTCATATATAGGAATCTTATGGATACCAGGACCTGACATAAATCTATTCAGGTTAAATACATAATTTGAGTCAAGATTATTAATAATAATGTTAGTTATAGTCAATGACGTAGTTGTACAAGTGATTCTTGTACTACAATCTATTGCTACATTTCCTTGATATATTACTTCCATTATTTACCTTGTCCTCTATAAAGCTTCTTATAGTTCTTAGAACTTTTTAAGTTAGAGGTTTGTGATTTAGCATGTACACCTGGTCTATTAACCTTTGGTGCTTCTACTTTTTGTACTACGTTGGTTATTTTTGCCATTATATTTTACTTAATTGAAAATGCATTCCATCTTTACGTGTCCATGTACCTCCCCAATCAAAACCTGCATCTGTAAAACATTTTACAAATCCTGCAGATAGCACTGGTGTTTTACCTAATCCATTCCATGCAGCATTAACATCAATAGCTACACCCCATGAGTGTAATGACATGCTTGCTAATCCTCTCTTCTTTCTTACATTAAAACATCCATCCCATGTCTTTAGTTCTTTTACAAAACCTGTTGATATAAGATTTTTGAATGCTTGTGTAAGAGGTGCTACTATTGCTTTATTACAATAAAGTCTTTTTGGTATCACTCCTATTTCTAATTCTGTAGGTACATCCCACATAACCATATAAAGACCTTCGTCATGTGTGGTGAGAGGATCTCCCCATTTATCAAAACATTGTTTACTTGTTACCATTGGTTATTATTTTTTGTTCAAGTTGATTTTCCAATATGTACCAACACCAAAGATTAATGAACCATCAAAGTTTACACCAACATTAGCTTGATACACTCTATCCTTTCTGTCTTTATATATAAGACCAGGAGTAAATGATTGTAGAGTTGTCTTGTCACCAAACAAGTTACCTCCTATATACAGCTGTCTTTTGGGATCTTGTTGTTTTATAATTGTAGTTGTCTTGGTGACAAGAGGTATCTTGTAGTTTTTTATATACGTTCTTTCTTTAAGCTTGTTCAACCAAACAGTATCAATCACTGTTATGGTTCCAAGACTGTCTAGTTTAATTGTGTCTGTATAAGTTCTTCTTGCAATGTGCTGTTTCAATAAGTAACTGAATCTTGCTCTACAAGTATCTATATGTTCTCCTGGAGTGTACTCAGGACCCTCTGGCTTGATGTATTGTATTTTAACAACCTCCACTTCCTTTGTAATAGTGTCGTGTGTTTCTTTCCATACTGTATCATATTTTGTTATAACAGTTGGTTCGTCAGTAGTTGATACAGAAGAACAAGACCTTTGCAAAAAGATTATTACAACAAGTACAGCTATAATTATGTAAGTAAAGTTAATTTTTGATTTCATCGTAGTTATTTGATACTTCTTTTGCTCTTTTGATAAAGTTTTTTAATGTTTTCCAGATGTCAATCTTTAAAGCTTCTTCTATGTTTTCTTTAATTGAAGTTAGTTCTACAAGAATAAGAAGAACACATGCAACTTTTGTAGAAAAGAATTGAACTGAAACAATGTTTAGTAATAGTTCGTTCAATAAAAATTTATCAATTGGAAAGAGAACAATAATTGACACCTCATAAAGAACCATTTTGCTTATTATGTTTGACAACTTTCTACTACGAATAGATTTCCATCCATCCAATTTAACTGATTTATAAATACCTGTGAATGTATCACACAAGATTGCTAGACCTACAACCATAACTAACTGTTGAATTGGTGCAAAGAATAAAAGTAGGGCTGTTAATAGTTGTAAAAGAAATGTTTTCATTTAAGGGGCATTAGAGTTGATATTATGTCTAGCAAATGTAAAATTTATATTTGGAATAACGAAGAGTCTGATACAGAATTACTTCATAATATAGCATAACGTAAATATATTTTTTCTACCTTTGAAACACCAAATAAACACTATGAAACCAATGAAAATCTTATTCCTGGCACCTCATCTTTCTACAGGAGGAATGCCAGCTTTTCTCCTTAAAAGAATAGAAGCTTTACAAGCTAATACAGATGTAGAAATCTTTGTTGTAGAATATACATGTCATAGCTTTGATTATGTTGTACATAGAAATCAAGTTATGGATATTGTAAGTCCATACTTCCATACACTATGGGAAAATAAGATGCAGCTATTTGATATGATAGATAGTTGGAAGCCTGATATAATTCATATAGATGAGATGTCTGAAAGACTAGATAGAGCTATGGTTACAAAACTATATTCTGATAGTAGGTCATATAGAATTGTTGAAACATGTCATGATGTTTCTTTTAAACCAGAGACTAAGATGTTTCATCCTGATGCATATGCTTTCTGCAGTCCTTATCACTTAGATACATTTGCTAATGTAGATGGTTACAGACAAGTGATTGAGTTTCCTATTGATCCAGATACAGCTTCTTATAGAGATCAACGTGATGCTCAACACTATTTAGGTATGGACACCACAAAACAACATGTTGTAAACATAGGACTGTGGACTCCTGGAAAGAACCAAGCAGAAGGATTGTATATAGCAAGAAAGATGCCACATGTACAATTTCACTTTGTAGGTAACCAAGCTGGGAACTTTCAGCACTACTGGTTACCATTGATGAACAATGTACCAAGCAATGTAACTATATGGGGAGAACGTGATGATACAGATGCATTTATGAAAGCTGCAGATGTGTTTATGTTCAACAGCACCTGGGAATGTAATCCTTTAGTGCTACGAGAAGCTATTAGTTATGGCAAGACTATCCTGGCCAGAAACCTTCCTCAATACAAAGACATGTTCACCAAGTATATAGTGGACATAGATATTAATGATGTAGAGAATCAATTGACTAAGCTATTAAGAAATCAAAGTCTTTATGTCATTCCTTCAGACAATAGATCTGAACACTTTGCTCAAAATCATATTGATCTATATAAGCATGCAATGTCTGTTATTCCACACAAAAACACCATAAATGACTATAATATCATACATAATTTTGTTGGCCAACCATTCATTGAGATAACAGGAACCAGCAAGAGTGATTTCACTGTAGAGTTTTATGATGGTGACAATCTAGTTCATTATGACACTATCAAATGTAACCACTGGATCAGATTGAATAGACAGTATTATACAGACTGGGAGATCATTGTGTACAAAGATGGTGTGGAAGTGTTTCACTACAACATGAATCTGAACAACAGAAGAGTGTATATATCCTTTGAGAGTTCTTCTTTAGGAGATACAATAGCTTGGATGCCTTATGTAGAAGAGTTTCAAAAGAAGCATAATTGTAAAGTGATTGTAAGTACATTCAAGAACTTCTTGTTTGAGAAAGAATATCCAATGCTAGAGTTTGTTCCACCAGGTACCACAGTAAATAACCTATATGCTATGTACAGACTTGGTTGGTTCTATGATAAGAATAAAGAACCTGTTCTACCAAATACAATACCATTACAACAAACAGCTACAAACATTCTTGGCCTTCCATACAAAGAAATTAAACCAAGAGTGACCTATAAAACACGTCCACAACATCCTGATGATAGATATGTAGCAATAGCAACTAACTCTACTGCAGGTTGTAAGTTCTGGACCAGAGAAGCATGGCAAGAAGTGATTAACTATCTACACTCAGTGGGGTATTCTGTAGTAAATACATCATTAGAAGAGAATCCATTCAAACATTGTGCTGTATTAGATGATAAGTCTATAAAAAACACAATTGATTGTATTGTACATAGTCAGTTCTTTATAGGACTATCTAGTGGACTTAGCTGGTTAGCCTGGGCCCTAAACAAAGAAGTAATTATGATTTCTAACTTTACTGATAAAGAACATGAGTTCTCATGTCATAGACCAGTGAATACAAATGTATGCCATGGCTGTTGGAATGATCCACAATATAAGTTTGATAAAGGAGATTGGAACTGGTGCCCTGTACATAAAGGAACAGACAGGCAGTTCGAATGTCAGAAGTGGATAACACCAAGAATGGTGATAGATGTTATTAAAAAAATAAACCCCTCATAAGAGGGGCTTTTTTTTAGAAAGGACATGGTTGATATTCCCATACACCTTTAGAGTTAAGAACACAACTTAAACAGTTTTCATTACCTGTGATTGCAAAATATTGTTCAGTGAAAGTAGTTAATGGTGGAATTGTTATTCCTTCTTTTGCTCCTGATGGACAAAGATTATAATTAAAATCTATTGATCGAGTGGCACTAGGATTGTATATATCAAATCCACAACAACCTTGTTTTATTATAGACTCACTAAGTCTAATAACAAAAGCCATACAAAGTGATTCACCAGAAGCCATTACATAATCATTTAACCAAGTACCATCACATGTATATCCTGTAATAGTTGTAGTTGATTCGCTAATATTTTTATAACGCTCACAACATTGTGTTAGTCCTTGACAATATATCTCACCATATTTTTCTTGCATTAGTCTAAGACATTCACTGCAACTTGCTGAAACACCAGCTACATTAATTACTGTAGCTGTAATTGTTCCTGTACTACTCCATGAAAGCAATTTGTAACAACCAAATGCTACATCAAGCTCTAGAAGTAAAGTCTCACCTACATCATATACAGCGTTTAAAACCACCACTTCAATTTCTTCTGTACAACAATTTTGTATTGTGTAATAAAAATCTCTTGGACATTCATTGGCTAATACACAAGCCTCACAAGCCTCAGGACCATATTCTGTAACAGGAACAATAAATGATAAATTAGGGAATGCATAATCAGATGGTTTTATAATCCAACATATACCAAATGTATCAACAAATACATCACCTATAACAAGAGTAGGAAGCGTAGCTTGAAGTAGTTCTAATGTAGTGTATCCAGTTAATGTTTTACAACATGATTCTAAAAACACAGGTGTAGGACACTCATTAAGATCTCTACATACATTACTCTCACAATTTGTTATAGGATACACTGTACCCACTTCTACAACATTTGTAATTGGATTAGGTGTAGTATCTATTGCACTCCAACAGAATCCATTTGTATCAACAAATGTATCTCCTACATTAACACCAATTAATGCTGCTGAAAATACTTCTCCATCACCACCACAACAACCTTGAATTTTAAAGTTTAAAGGACATGGATTTGCATCAATACATGCATCACAATCAACATACTCTGTTGATTTTGTTCTCACTGCTGTAACAGAATCTAATGTTTCTGCTACTACAGTCCAACAGTTTCCATCAGTATCAACAAATGATTCTCCAATAGGAACAAGATTATCAATAATAACATTTGTATATGCAGGATCACAACAGTTACTGATTAAATAGTTTTTTCCTGTAGCTATACAAGCTTGTGAAACATCTAATGTATAAGAAAATCCAATATCAACTGGAGTAGGAGTTTCATTATCATTACCAATACCAAGACCTACAACAAAGAATGTTTCATTTGAAGCTAATACAGATGATAGAATAATTAATTCTGAGAAACAAACTTTTCCAATACTAGGAGATATTGGATATGAAGCAACAGATATCACTGTAGATAATGGAGCTTCATTTTCTCTATTTACTTCTGAACAATTAAAACGTGAAACAGTTACATAAAAAACAGGATTTGCAGGAGGAGTAACAAATGCTCCACTAAAATATGCAATACCAGAAATTCTTATTGTATCTCCTACATTTAAATCTATAGGAAGAGGAATGCCAAAATTACTACTGGTATACTTTAGTGTAATTAAATTTCCAAAACCATCTCTTCTAACTTGTCCAGTGTAATCTCCATAAGACCAACCTAATCCATTATTTCCACCAAACATTTCGCTTATATTAGGAGAGTTAAAACTAGCTGACCTATATTTTCCAGAAACTGCAGCTATTTTAAAATGGTCAGGACATGAACTTCCTCCACCAGTACCAGCACCACTTGTTCCTGAGGTTCCTGATGTTCCATTACATATACCATTATTAACTATACCAAATGAAGCTGGACTCCAATCAACAGCACAAATAGTTACAAATTGTCCTGCTGCTATCTCTATAGTTGCAGTATTACCAAAACAATCAAGATATTCAAATGTTAGAGGAATATCTGGATCAAAATTAGTAACTTCAATACTTTTACAAGTGAGACCAGAAGTACCTGATATACCATCAGATCCATTGCTACCAGATGTTCCATCAGTACCATTAGAACCATTAACTCCATTGCTTCCATTAGATCCTGATGTTCCTGCAGATCCATTTGTTCCTGATGTACCATCACTTCCATCACCACCTGAAGCACCATTTAAGTTTACATCCCATATACAATAATTTCCACTACCTACCACCACTGTAGGAGCAGCAAAAGTTAAATCTCCTGTAAAAGGATTGTAGGATGTTACAATTGATACTTGATAGTTAGTTGCATTATATGCAATAACAATTGATTGACTAGGAGTGTATGCCAATCCTGTATCAACAACTAAAGTTCCTGAGTTACCTAATGTAAAACAATCTGTAGAAACTGTTCTATATTTATCACCTTGTTCTCCTGATGTTCCAGAACTACCAGCACTACCAGATGAACCTGATGAACCATTAGATCCAGTTGAACCAGATGTACCAGTTGTTCCAGAAGATCCATTACTACCTGATGTACCATTTACACCACTAGTACCTGAGGTACCACGAGTACCTGAACTACCACTACTGCCACTAGTTCCACTAGTACCATTAGTTTCTTGGTTCTCAAGAATTTGACAGAACAAAGAGTTTATTTTTTGTAATGCAGTCTCAAGAGTTTGATTAGTGTTTAATCCAAGACATACCAAATTTGGTCCTTCGTAGAATACGCAGGATGAATTTACTAATACAGGACATGGATCAGCTTGACAATTTATATTCATTTCGATATATTATTAGTAAACGATTTTAAGAAAATCTCCTGTACGATATATTTGTCCAGGAACTAAACCAGCAAATGTTGCAGCAGAGTTATTAGCATATTCAGGAGTGACAGTGGGTGCTGTTAATACAAGATTCCAATCTGTTACTCCAGTCCCTACAGACTTAGCAAAGTATAATAACTTTGTGGTTGTATTTAAATAAGTTTGTCCTAAATATGTAGCAGGGATACTAGGAGCAGTGGTACCAGTTTTTGGTACTAAGTTAGTATTTATCTTTGCTAATATAGTTGGTAGATCCTCTAAAGGATTAACATCTATATTATTAAGATAGGGGCCATTGTATATGATGCATAAAGCATTTTCATATGTGGCACAGGTTGGGCAAATTGCAGCTGTTCTCATGTGAGCAAATTTAATTGTTAATTATGTATTTTAAAAGGGTGTATAATAAATAAGTTCTATAATATAGCGTTACCTACTTCTAGCTTCAGCAGTAACTCTTATTCCCATCTCTTTAGCTAATTCAGGATATAGATAAGGAAGAACTTCAGTTTGAATTTGTGATAGTCCTGGAATTATGTTTAATGTATATTTTAAACCATGAGCTTCTTTCATCATTTCTTCATCACCTGTAGCTGCACCATATCCTTCTGACGAAACCTGTCCTACCATTTTAAAAGCTTTAGATAACAAACCTACAGATGGAAGTAAACTTCCTTTACTTATAGACTCAAAAGATATAGGATTGTAATAGAATGAAACCTCATCAGATATTTTATTGATAGTTTTAGCCCACCATTTGTATCTGTTCTTTTCTTCATCTGTTGCATCTTCTGGTGGCTCTGCTGCAGCTGCTGCAAATACCAAAGCTAATGTTCCAAGTAATAACCCAAGTTCTTTAGATTGGTTCCAAAGCTGCTCTCTCATAAGATCATAAAACTCTTCTTGTGTTATCTCTAACTCTTGTCCAGTTTTTTTGTAATGCTCTATTTTCTTAGCTTCTAATAGTTGATCCAATATCTTAAGTCCTTTCTCAGTACCATTAATAACATCAATCATTGATGTTATGTTAGACTTACCTAAAAATGCCACTGTCTTAAAGAATGCTCTTGTTCTTCCATACTCCCAAGTATCAAGTTCAACATTCTTCTTAATGTCCATGCCTCTACCAGTAACTAATTTAGGTATCCAGTTTTTGAACATCATGAATGAACTAAACATAGTGTCTCTTCTATAATCAGCTTTGTTAGTAGTACTCATTTGTCCATTTAATGTTCTACCATATTCTGTTACTTGTAAACTAAACTTAGCAACATTTAAATCACTTACACCTGGTATAACTGTTTCTCCATTTTCTATCTTTGCTATGTTCTTTAGTGCATTAGGAGCTTTTTTTAATTCACTCACTCTCTTTTCAAATGTAGATTCCAATGCTTTTCTTTCACTACTAGATAAAGAGTATTTAGTTTTTCTATCTTGTTCTTTTAGATACTTTCTTATGTTACGAATTTCACCATCAATTACAATTGAGTTATCAATAAAGCTTAAAGCATTAGCATATTGTAACTTTCTTTCAGGAAAAGAGTTAGTAATTTGCATTACGTCTGTAAAAGACCATGTAGAAAGATATTCTTTAAATCCTTGTTTCCATGCAAGACTTCTTCTTTGTTCTTCTGTAATATCTTCATTCAAAGGATGTATAAGATCTAGAAGTCCTCTTTCGATAGTAGACATGTTACCTGTAGTAACTCTTACATTATTTTTTTCAAAGTCACCCCAGAAATTGTAATAACCTCCTGCTTGTATAAAAGCTAAGAACTGGTTACCAAACCAGTTGGCTATAGCAATTGCTGGCTTAAGTCCAACAGCTAATGCTTGTACCCATGTATCTCCTGTAGCTATCACTTTTTTTGTACCCACTTCCCATTTCTCTTCACCTTCTTCTGTTTTACCTAGTTTAGAAGACACTGCAGAAATAGCAACGTTACCTAATGAACTTTGATTTTCTCTCAAGTCATATATCTCATCATCTATAATTACTTGTAAAAGATCAGCATTTTTATTCTCAGCAAGATTAATCTTTGGTATTTCATTTTCAAATACCACTCTACCCTTTTCCATTACAAGGCTTCCTTTGGCTTTTTCTACAGACTGTAATGTAACCAATAGACTCTCTAGTTTTCTCTTGCTCTCGTATTCTTCTAATGATTTAATCCAAAGACTACCTACCTTATTAAGGTCTGTAGAAAGTTGATCTACTGCCTTATCTGTTCTTGTAAAATACTTAGGTATAATCTTTTTAACTTTACCTGTTTCAGGATCAAGTTTAGAAAACTGTTGTTCTTCATTAACCTTTATCTTGTAGAAATCTTGGAAGAAATCTTTTGTCTGTGCACCTATGTTACTAGTTTGATAAAACTTCTCTAATATAGTAGCTTCCATTAATGGGAAGAAAGAGTCTTGATATTCACCAAGGTAACCCATTCCTTCTGCTCTTTCATTTAATTTTGTGAAAAAGTTCCAAACATCTAAAGCTGCTTTACTCTTAGACATCTCTAAGTATTCCTTGGAATAGTTTTTCTCTTC